AAGCTGGTTAGCTGCGGTCATTTGCGCTAACTGGCCGTGGTATGCCTCTGAGTTACCATGTACCTTAGTTTTCTTCGCGTACTCGGAATTGATTTGCGCGATAGTGGCGTAGTGGTCTTTAAGGGCTTGCTGGTACTCTTTGCCGCCCTTGTCCACAACGCCCTTTAGCTTTGCGAACTTCTCATTTTCCGCCGCAATCTCCGCGTCCCTCTGCTTTGCTGGACCTGCGTGCGTAGTGTCTTTTAGGTAGTTGGTTAGTGCTACCTGGGCGTCTCCGCCTTTGGCGTCCTGTTCTCTCTGCCGCTGGGCTTTGTTAACTACGCCTTGCTGCTCACGGAGGACGTTTAGCTTTTGTACCTCTACGTCCAACGCCTGCTTAGCCTGGTCTACGCTAAACTGCGAACCGCCTTTAGAACGATCGTAGTTTCGCTGGGCGGCCTCCACCTTGGCGTACTGGTCTCCTACCTGCTTATCGATGGTGTCAGGAACACCGATGTTCATTATCGCGTTCTTCACGCGGGTAACCGAGTACTCTAACTGGTGCCACCAATCGACCACCACGCCCATATGCGCGTTCGCGTCTGCCTCTACCGCAGCGTGCGATTTAGCGAGGTCCTGCATAATCGCCTTGGTAGCGCCTGCGGTGTCGCCCAGCTTTACGAAGTTATCAATTTCTTCTACCTGGGCTGCGCTAAAAGTGTGGTGCGCCCGTTGGTAGTCGGTAACCCACTTAAGCACGTCCTCTTGAATCTTTGCCAACGACTCCGCCGCCTTGTCCGTGCCTATGCCAATATCCGACGACATAGCAATAGCGGCTTGTGTGGCTAGAGAGAGGTTATCGGCGGTGAAAGCCCCAGTAGCTGCGACCTCTGCCATAGCAGTACGGACGCTTTTGAGGTTTGCGGAGCCCGTCTGTAGACCGTTGGACATTTCCGCCATTTGCGCGGCAGACAGTCCGACAAATCCGCTAGTTGCGGTAATGGCTTTGTTGAAAGCCTCAATTTCCGCGTAACCATCGTGCATTGTCTTAAGGAACGCGTACGCGGTTCCCGCTACTGCTGCGAAGGCCAGGCCCACAGGCGACAGCACGTAGCGTAGTACGTCCATCGTCTCACCCAAGACCATCATAGAGCCAGCGAAGCGGGTATAGTTGCCTTGTGAAAGTTCGTGGCCTAATACCAGCAACTCCCGCCGCGTGGCAGAGGTCTTAATGCCGAATTCGTGCGTATGTTCGGAAGCCTTAGCAATCTCCGCCGCGTACCCTGTGGTAGCGCTACCGATGCCTAGCGCCTCCGCGCGAAGTTGGGCCAATTGCTCCTTAGTCTTGCCTGCCGTTGCAGCAAGGTAGGCCATAGAGTTGACCTGGTTGATAATCGCCTTCACGGATGCGCCAGAGCCGGAGGCGGCGGCCTCTGCAATAGCCTTATGCTTTGCAGCCACCGTATCCGCAGCAGACGCGATGGAGCGCATAAGCGCATCGTTTGATTTGCGCGCTTTATCGAGTTCTACGGTGTACCCGGAGGCGTCCGCAGTGAGCTTTACACTTGTAGCGTTACCTGCCACTGTTGATTACCTCCTGTAGTTTGGCCGCAGCCGCATCCGTCGCTGCTTTCTTTTTTGCTTCGAATGCGGGACGTATGAACGGCTTAGGTGCTTGGTCTGATTTACCGTATTCAACTAGGCGGGCATACCAGGCGTTTTTGCTAAACGTAACCATGTAAGTTGCGGTTACTCCTGCCAGAGACTCCTCCGGCACATACGTAACCATGATCCCGTCCTCAAGCACGCCTGTACGGTAGTGCGGCATGGCCCGTACTTTGATTTCTCGATACAAGACTGTGATACCCGCCGCCGCCGCCTGCCTAAGGCTCGATTCCGTAGCCGCCTTAGCGGCCTGGTCAATTACTGCTGTCAACGCGTCCGGGTTTTGGACGACGAATGACGATTTGCTTTGTGCCATTCTTCTTTAGCTCCGCCAGGTTGATACCGAACACAGACGCCGCGACAGCCTCCGGAGGAGGGGCGTTAGCTGCTTCGGGAATATCCACCCACGGGATAAGGTCGAGCGGCTTAAAAGGAGGCGTGTCCTTTCCGCGATTAACGTTAGCAAAGGTACTTGCTATAACACCTGCGCGGAGGTCTGCCATACGATCCCCGAAAGGCTCCAGGGAGAAGAAGGCCACCCACTCACCGAACTCCGCACTAGATACCTCTGTCTGTGCGCGGGCAACGGACATACCTAACTCTTTAGCCAGCCGGAACCACATGAAGCGTTCCGGACTGGCCTTTAGTTTTTTGCTGCTTCTTCCTCAGCTTGCACACCGATCTTATTAACCTGCATGGCGACTTTAGCCAGCGCAGCAAGAGCGGGTGCGCTGCTCGTGCGGAGTGCGTCAACGTCCTCTACCGTAAATACCGGCTGGTTGTCCGCGTCCACCACAGACGAGGCCACAATAGATGCTTCGAAGTGACTAGCGGATTTGTCACCAGCGGCAATTGCCGTGTGGAATGCGTCCCGCTCTACGCCCGACATGACCTTGAAGCGAACCAGAGTATTAAGCGCTTTCACTTCGATTTCTTTTACTTCTGCGGCCAGCGCTGCAAAGAGTTGTTCTTTATTCATTGAGGTCCTATTGACAGGATTCGCAGCCTTCATCAAAGGTGCAGACAGGAGGGCGGCTGTCTTGAGCCGCCGCTATAAGGGATTTGATTACTGGTACGGCGTTACGCTGGACTTCGGCCATAGCGCCCTCTACGAGCGCTTCCAGCCAGTCCTCATTAGCTACCAACGGTAACCGTAATATCACCGGTGATCGTAAGCGCGATGCTGCCCGTGTACACCGCATCCACCTTGGCGGAGAGCGGGAACGCTGCAACGAACGCTTGAAAGGCAATCTTGGAACCGTCCGAGAGCGTTACATTGAAGGACTTGGGCGTGCCCGCTTTCTTTGCTGCGAGCAAAGCGGAGTGGCTAGGCTCTTTGAGGTTAATCTGGGTCGTGAGTGTCACCGTACCCCAGTCCTGCAAGCCAAGCACACGCTCTTTAGCGGTAGAGCTAAGCGTAGTGGTATCAATTTCCGTAGCCTTACCGTCAAAGCCGCTAACTTCTGAGACGTTGACAATAGGGACCAGCGTAGGCGTACCGGTAGTGCCGGTATCAATTTCAATTACCGTACCCTGTGCCGATTGTGCGGTTGAAGTCATTCGTTATCCTGAATAATTGAGTGAAAAATCTAGGGACGAGCCGTATAGCAGCGTGTCCGCTTCGAAGGTGCTAACAGGCGCACCAATTGGCACGGCCTTAACTGCTGGGTTCACTAGCGCTTGGAACGCCTGTTCCATTAGGTCCGCCGCCTGGGCGCGGGTCTTAGCCCATACCGTTACCTGTACGCGTGCGTTGCGTAGGCCTGGCGTTGCGCCGTCCACGGTGGGATACGCCTCTCCGCCCACGGCCTGGTACGTAATCCAAGGCGCGGGAGTTTTGGCTGGGGCTACATCTGGGAATACTTGACCGGAGGCGAGGGCGGACAGAGCGGCATATACAATTGCCTCAACCGTCATTAGCGTTTTCCGTACATGCAAGGTCCGTGTATTCGCGGGAGGCGACGTTAGGCAACACAGACGCGATATTGAAAATGATTCCTTGAGCTACGGCGCGGTCCCCGTTATTTACGTCTGTCCTGTAGCGGACACGGATACTGGCCGTTCCTGTGTCTACCTGCGTACCGCCTGCTACCTTTTCGCGGCCCGTAAGCTGGAGGACGGAGCCCCACACCAACGCGTATTGCGTCCATACTTCGAGAGGCTGGCCCAAGGCGTCCTTGCCGGAGGTTTTCCGCTGGAGTGATACCCGAAGGTTCAGAGAGCCCGCTGGGAGCCCGCTGGAGCGTTCCTGACGCATCAAGCTAGCGCGGGATCGCGGTCCCGCCACAGGATGGACTTAACGGCTACCCCGATAGGATCGGTTACGCCCTCACGGTCTTGGTAGAGCGTGGAGAGAACCATAAGAACCGCCGTTTGCACATAGGACGGTACGGTGTCGATAGTCCACGCGGCGGCGGTATCGGTCTTGAGGTAACCGACTACGATAGCGCTAGCCGCTGTAATCATTCCCTCCAGCTCCATGTCTGAGTAACTATCGTCCAAACGGAGTTGAGCCTTAGCCTGGTCGAGCGTAATTAGGTCATTGCTCATTGTCGGAACCTCCCGTAGCGTCGTCGCCTTGTGGGCTATCTGGCGTGTCCGAACCGGAAGGCTGGATACTTTCGCCCGCTGGTGTGGTCGTCCCGCCTGCACCCGCTACTACACGGTCTTTAATCATAGACAGCGGGACCCATTGGGCTTGCAGATACGGGGTGTCGCCTCCCTCAACCGGAGGTAGACCGACAGAAGCGCGGGCCTCGTTAGGCTT